GAATTCTTATTGTTTCTCTAACTTCTTGTATTCTTCTAGTTTATCAGTTTCTACCCACTCTTCCATATTGAGTGAACTTGCTGTGTTGTATTTAAGAAAACTGTAACCTTTTGTGTCAAAGTCTTCTTTCTTTATCATGTCTACCTTGTTTTCTGAGTCGCGTCTTACTAATACCATTTGCATTATAGTTCTCCTAATACTGAGTATCTGATTCTCCAAGCGCCTTCGATTGTCTCTGGCGGATCTAATTCTACAAACTCTCCATTCTCGTCGACTTTTCTAAACAGAGGCTGTGTGGGAATGTATAGTGGCATGTACAAAAACGCAGGTTTGTCTAGATCAGCAATCTGAGTTCTAAATTCTTCTAGATCGTGGACAATTCTTGTTTTTGCTGTGAGTGACTGATTTTCATATACTGCGGTAGGTCCTATCATATAACCTTTGAAAACCGGTCCTAGATAGTTGACCACGCCGTCAGGAACAAAAGAATGCGGCGGTGTATTAGCATTTACTTTACCGTCGATGATTATTCTATACCACTCAACTGGATCAAGTGTAATTCCCATGTTTTCAATTTCTAGTTCTACTTCGTTCATTTTATCTTTCTCCTTGATGATCTTCTACTTCCCAAGCCCAATGTACGGTCATCCAATCTCGGATGCATTCACGCTTGGTATATTCTCTATCTACAATTTCTTTGCCATACTTTTTACACATAGAATTATACCAGTAATCCCAGTAATAGTCAAGTATTTCTTGCTCACTTAGAGTTACAGTTTCTGCTCTAAAGTCCTCGTTTTGGGGATCTCGAGGTTCGTTGTATCTGTAATATCTCACTGTGATTTGCCTATGATGTCAACAATCTGCTTTGCGGTGTAGGCACTTAGTGTCCATCCTAAGTGTCCGTGTCCTGTATTATAGTAAACATTGTGTGCTTTTTTGCTAGGCTTCACAATTGGCATCATTGATGGTGTCATAGGACGCAAGCCTGCCCAAGGTGTAATATACTCTGTGTTCATTTCAGGGAACAGTGTGCATGTCCAATCTACAATAGGCTGTGTTCGAGCGTGTTTGATGTCAAGATTATGTCCTGTAAAGTCTGCTGTGCCTGCTGCTCTGAATCTAGATTCGCCTAACCTTGCTGACACTATTTTGGTTTCATCATCCAGCAGACTTACCCAAGGACCTGTCTTGGGATCCTGCACAGTGATTGAATATCCTTTAACAGGATAGATAGGCAGTCTATCACCTACTGCTCTAGCAAGATTACGACTTTCAACACCTGCGCATATAACAACCGGACCCATACTTCTAAAATGATCTATGTCGTATATCGTGGCAGGTAGTTTGATGAACTTGACACCATACTTGTGTTTTAAAACTCGAGACAGGTTGCGGCAGAATAGATGTATGTCACCTGTAAAATCCTGCTCATTGTAAAATCCTCCCACAAGAGGTGTTTCACTCTGTTCTAGAGCAGGCTCTATTTGTCGCATCTCTTGAGCAGTGACTTCTCTGCGATCGAGACCTGCCTTTGTATATAATTCGTTTATTTTGCGAGCATGCTGTAAATCTCGTTCGTTGCGATAGATATGCAGTATGCCCTTTTCTACTCGATCAAACTCTATGCTTTCTTGATCTGCGATTTCTCTATAATAATGGTGCGCGGCCAGAGCCATCTCGCAAGTTCGCACGGTATTTCGTTCTTGGTTGGGTATATTTGCAATGAACCTTGCCATCCAGCCTATTTTGGCAGGCTCTGGTTTGAGGCTTATTTTGAGAGGAGCATCTGCTTCGAACAGCCATTTAAGGCCTTTTTTAACGTTGCTCCATGAATTCCAAGTTTCTGCGTTTGAAGCAGAAAGTTGACTGCCATTGGCGTACGATGTACCCATGCCTGTGTAGCGCTCACGCTCTATCACGGTGACATCATAGCCCTCACGGGCAAGGTAGTATGCAGTTGTGACTCCGGAAATACCTCCGCCAATGACAGTTGCTCTCACATTACATCTCGCTCTTGCGATCCTGAATCTCTTTGCGACGATCTTTTGTTAGCTTGCCGAGATCACCCAATGCCTTTCTGGCACGAGCTGCCGCTGCTTTTACACCCTTTTCGTCAAAGGTTTCTGCTTCTGCTAGATAGTTTTGATATGCTTGCTTTATTTCTTCGTGTAGTGAACTCATTTATTTTTCTCCTATAATTAGTTCATATATTTCTCGCCAACTAGTGACTTTTGTCACAGGGTGAGGAATCTCTTCTGTCATGTTAAAGCCGTGTTCCATTAACACTGGCTTAAGACCATATTCTAGGCCTGCTAGACAGTTGTTGTAGTTATCTTCGATCCAGTATAGACCGGTTCCATTATATTTTTCTAGTACGGAATGCTTGGGAGCACCTGTATCTAGACAGACGATTTTTGAAAACGCAGTATCCCCAAACAGTTTGCGAATATTCATTTCGCGCAGTTTTACAGCGTTTGGTTCTCGACTCATAGAAGTGATGCAGTGAAATTCATAGCCGTGCTCTTCGTGCAGTCTCTTGATATAATACACCGCATCACGCAGCGCAGGAAGAAATCCCATAGCAGCAGACTCGTTGAACTGTTTGATTAATTCACCTACCTTTTTTTGTGATATGTCAAAACGAGTTGCTATTGAATAGTGCCTATTGCCTTGATGAATAGGCTCGTAGCCATGAGATTCCATCCATACACCGAATGCATAGTCCCAATTAAATGTCACGCCGTCTGCGTCCGTCAATATAACTTTTTTATCCATACGTGGATTATAGCAGGTTTAGAAGATTTGTCAACCGGGATTGGGAAATGTGTCTGAAGATGCTGATATAATTTTTGCTTTGTAAGGACCGTTGCCTACTTTGTCGTTTAATCTAGCTGTGCCGCGTTTGTTGTTAGGATCCTCAGAAGTCGAAGCAGAAATTATCTTAGACGTGTGTCCGCAATCAGAAAGAACTTTGTCTCCTAATCGTGCTAACGGCCTGCCGTTGCACTCTATATTACCACTAGCCGAAACAATTTTCCCTCCGATGTTTATGGGAACAGTATGGCTAGGATGACTGCAAACTCCAAAAGTTTTATCATTCAGTCTTGCTGCTCCGCGCATTATGCAAAAGCAAGGGCATCATCTAGTTGGCCCTTGATTCCTCCCATAAGATCATTTGCTTGGCCAAGAGCAGCGTCGGCTGCTCCTTTCATGCCTTCTGCTGCTTCGCCTGCTACTCCTGCAACATCTGCTCCTAAATCACCGTCGACTGCGCCTTTAACTGTGTCGATTGCTGCGGAGGCGCCGTCACCAATACCATTAATCACACCTTCTATAGCACTGCAGGTAGCAGCACCTAGCACATCTAATGCTCCGCCGATTGCTCCTGTCACAGCATCTAGTGCAGAACCAAGGGCTCCAATTGCACCATTAACTAGATCAGAAACTGCGCTTGATACTGCTCCTATTGCCTCTGTTAATGCACCAACAGCGTCTGCGATTCCTCCGCCTATTGCTGCTAAATCTGGTAAGGGCAAATCTGCTAGAGACAGTGAAATATCGATATCAGGAATAAGCGCAGCAATTTTGTCTTTAATGGCGGAGATTGCTCCGGAAATCATATCTCCTATAGCAGCAATAGGTTCTAGCAATTTTGAAATAGTCTCCTGTGCCGCTGAAGCAATGTCTGAAATATCAGGAACAAGACCACCTATAGTGCTCATTAAATCACACGAGTCACCTGCAAAAGCAGAAACTTGGCCTACGGCTGCTTCCGCTGCTCCTGTGGCTGCGCCAGCTGCAGATTCAAGTGCTGATAAACTCATACTGCTAATCCTGTTGTGTTTTGAACATACTGGGCAGCCATTTGCTCTTCTGTCTTCGCAATACAGAGCACAGTTGCTCGATTAAGCATGATGTTCTGTTCTGGATTTACAGTAAACATAAACGGTGCTAGACCCAAGCCCTCTTGAGTGGGAGTAAGCATGAGAGGCTTTGACAGTTTAAGAGTGTCATCTTTTTCTTCTTCCAGTCTTGCTACTACTTCTTCGCCTGAACTAAGTTTAAGGCTGATAGTGTCGCCGTTTTTGTAGGGTGTTTCGATTAGCATGTTGTGTTACTCCGGGTTGTTTTTCATGTATGTTTTAAGCTCTGTAAAGCCTCCAACATACTTACCGTGTAACCATATCTGCGGCACAGTTTTTGAACCAGGAGCGGCTTCATTGAGCTGCTCCTTTGTCCATTCACCCTGTGATATATTACGCTCTTCGAATTCAATACCTTTGCTCTCCAGCAATTCTTTTGCCCAGTCACAGAACATGCAGGCATTCTTGCTCCATACCACAGTATCCATACTAGGCCTCACACGCTTCGCAGCTCATGATATCTCTTACAAGCTCTTGTGCTGGATTGGATGAACGCTGGTAGTAAAATGTTTTGACGCCGAGCTTCCAACCTTCAATTAAAAGTGCATTTATGTCCTTCACAGCAGCGGAAGGTGGAATCATAAGATTCAAACTCTGGCTTTGATCGATAAAACGCTGTCTTGCTGCTGCCTGCTGTACTATAGTGATAGGAGTAATCTCATCAAAGGTAGCAAATACTGCCTTTTCTGTCTCGCCTAAAAAGTCAAGATGCTGAACTGAACCCGAGTTTGTTAAAATGCTCATCCAGGTTTCTTCATCGTTGCGACCATATGATTCTAGCAAGCGTTCTAGATAAGGGTTCTTGTAAGTGAATGATCCTTTCGCAAGATCCTTTGTGAAGTAGTTCGAACGCAGTGGCTCAATAGAAGGTGATACCTGTCCTAGTATGAATGAACTGGACGTGGTTGGTGCAATAGCAAGTCGAGTAAGGTTGCGCTCGCCATATCCAATCATCCCATCAGGTTCGCCATAACGAGCTGCCATTTCCTGTGATGCTTTCAGTGTGCGCTCATCCATGAAGCGAGCAATCTCAGTAGCCAGTGTTGCTGCCTGATATGACTCAAAAGGAATCATCTTGCTCTGTAGATATGAGTGCCAACCCAGCTGTCCAATTCCCAGTGCTCGCCAGCGTTTGGCAAAGTTGTATGAACTTTCCATGTGAGCAATGTCACGAGTCTTGTTAATATAATCTGTCATTACAGCATCAAGGAAGAATGTAAGGACTTCCACTGCGTCTGTGTTCTTCCACTCGTCGTATGTTAGCACGTTCATAGAAGCAAGATTACACACAAAGCTCTCGTCGTCTGCACTCGGCAGACAGATTTCTGAACAGAGATTAGATGCATATACTTTCTTGTTTTTGTCTTTGAGAACTTTGGGCTTGCCATTGTTGACATTGTCTGTGAAAAACAGATAGGGATAGCCTGACTCTTTTCTTTTGCGAATCACTCTTGCCCAGAGGCGCAGTTTTTCTGCGTCTGTCGAAGCCAGTTCGCCTGCTTTTACACGCTCGCCTTCTTCAATCATTTCTTCCATCCAAGCATCAGATACACACAAGCCCAAGCTCATGTTCTGAATAGAATGGCCTACTTCGCGGATCTCTAGGAATTCTTCTACGTCAGGATGTTCAATGTCAAGATAACCAGCGAAGGATCCTCTGCGCACAGAGCCTTGTGAAATAATGTCTGTCACAGTTTCAAAGATATTCATAAAGTGAACAGGGCCATCCGCTGTGCCGCCGGTTTTAATTTCAGATCCTCTTGAACGAATATCACCAAAGTAGCCAGAAGTGCCTGCGCCGTGTTTGGTCTGTAAAGCCACTTCGGATGCCTTGTTCATGATCTTGGAAATTTCGTCTCCCACATACACGCCGTTGCAGGAGATAGGCAGGCCTTTGTCGTTGCCAAAATTTGACCACACTGGCGAACTCAGTGAATAATAGCCCTTGCCCATGTAGTCATAGAACTTGTCAGCAAAACCTTCTACGTCAAGAAAGTTTTCTGCTGTGTCTGCGATCTCACGGATTCTGTCTTCCGCGCTTTGTTCTTCATCTAAATAACCTCGCGCTAGAAATGTCCGCGAGTCTTTGTTAAGCCAATCAAAACTCATTCTTACTTCCTTTGTTTCTGTTTTAAAATAATTCGTCTGCACCGATTCCCTGTCCTTTGGCATATTCTACTGGACGCTTTTGGAAGAAGTCAGTCATAGTAGAGCCAAGCAGCGCTTCGTCAAACCAGAATGTTTCGTCGGCTAGTTCTTTGTTGATTTCGATTGAACTATGATCAAAACCGATCTGTTCCATTGACTCTTTCATTCTCTTAGCAACAAAGGTTTTAAGGATGTCTGCATTTAGACCATCTACTGCGTAGTCGCCTATCATCCAGTCAATTACCTTGCTTTCTGCTATCATGCTGTCTTTGATCTCTTCTTGAATTCTTGCTTCTAGTTCTGCGTCAAACATTTCTGGATACTCTTCACGCAGTGTGTTGATCAACTGTATTCCTACCTGTGCGTGAAGCATCTCTTCGTTCCGGGTATACTGCACCT